TATTAATTTCATCTTATTGTTCCTATGAGTATTTACTATAGGTAGACTTGTTTTTGAATACTTTTTATCAAGGGATGAAGACCAGTAACCCAGCATCTTCAACTACTGCTTTGTGAGGGGTTAGGTCTGGCGTGTGAGGGGCTACCACATCTTTCTCAGCGACTACGGGTGACCCCTGTATAAAAACAGTGGTATTCGTTGCTGCTATGGGAGCACCGTGACTCATTAAATCCCCTGTAGTGTGTACTAGGACTCCCCCTGCAAATACTGTCTTATTTATTTCTACTTTTACAGTAACACCACCACAGCTAGTAGAAGTCCCTAATGTAGAAACACTACGCATCCCAGCTTAACCCATCACGTAAGAGGTGTGCTTCTCCAGCGAAATCAATCCAACCGTCTGCATCAATAGGATCGATTCTAATCTTTTCAGCCCTTACAGGATTCATAAGATCATGGTCAATTCTAATAAAAGCTTTCTCAGTAGAAACTTCTTCGATGTACTCTAAAGTTAAGTTCTTAATCTCAATGTTCTTACAACCTTTAATTTGTATAGGAGAACGATCAGTTTGGATAGTACGAATAACGTTATCGTTAAACTTAAGAGACTCTACGAAGTACTTAGAGTCTGGCACAAAACCTTTACTTGTAGCTTTCTCTGGAGGATACCAAGCTTCGTTCCAAATTGCTATAACTCCTCTAGCAGAAGGGTTACTCTTTGATCCCTCGTATCCGGGATAAGCAACATCGTTATGGAAAATGTTGTTAGTAACTACAACCTCAGAACCTTCCTCACACCCAGCGTAGAAAGCAATGTTAAAAGATCCACCACCTCCATGACCAGTAGGATTCCAAGAGCAGTTATCCCATAGGTTCTTACGGAATGTTACCTTTACGTCATGAGGCATATCTTGTTCCCAAGGTCTAGCTGCGAACTGAGAGTTTCCACCACAAGATAAGAACTTATTTCCCTCTACTAAGAGAGTTCCGTTAGGCTTAGCGTAAATACTGTGACCGTCTTTAGGAGTTGTTGAAGCAGTAGCCTTAGTCTCTCCTAGCTTAACAAAAGTACAGTTTTTAATCTCACCTACTACCTTACCAATACTAGCTCCCCATCCAGTAGGGTACTGACCTTGAGTGAATGTTAGATTATCCCAATTAACTCTAAACTCTTCCTTTTTAGCATTGATGATTCCACTTCTTCCACCACAAACAATTACTTGATCTCTTAAGGTAGAAGGTTCATCATTCTTATAAAAGATTGCGTCTCCCCAACCTTTATTGTCTTGCTGAGGTACAACAGTTAGAGTTAGTTGTTGAGATTCCCCAGCAATAGGAGCTTCTGGTGCCTCAATAACGTCAGGGTCTTCTTCTTTAGCTGCTAACTTCTCCTCTAGTTCGGAGATTTCTCCAAACAAACCAAGCGCAGCCTCTCTTGCAAGATTGATTGCATTAATCATGTTAGTGTCTGCTGTTAGCATTTTACTTTTATTTAATGATGTCATATGTGGCCTCGAACGTTTCTAATTTTCCGGTTGATGTTAGTAAAAACTTAGGGTTTGGTATATAAGTTTTTACTATAATTTCAAGCTGTCTCTTAACAACTCGGTCTTCTTTATCTGCTACACTAAAAGAACCTAAGAGTCTTTCACTTTCTAAAGAAGCCTTAGTCTGTGTTCCAAACTTAGTTGGGATTTGCATCTCTGGGTTAAATTTTAGTCTGATTTGCTCTAAGATTTGGTCCATGTCTTCTACGTACTTGGTCCAAATGTTTAGATTGTATCGGATGTTTGCTGGGCGAGGTGCGAAGCTTACTACCCTAATAGCTCTTTGCTTTTGTTCGTCCCAGTACTTTTCGTGAACTAACACACTGTCGTAACGTCCTCTGTTTTGATCATTGTCAGTTACGTTTTTAAATATAGAAATAATAGGTAATGTTATGTTGTTCTCTTGAACTAACTTAGCTACGGGTCTTTCTGGATTAGAAACGATTACCTTTACGTCCTTTTCTTTATTCTCTGCGTCAATAGTAACAATATCATTAAAGGATGCTATGACTGACCTTAGAGTTTCTTTGTACATACTTGAGATGTTCTTAGAAGCTTTAGTCATATCGCTGATCTGTCGCCTAATCTCAGTCTCTCTAGTTTTGAAACTACTACTATTACTAGAGATATCACATAAAGATGATGCGTCTGTACTGTCCGTAGGAAGTGGTATAATCTCCATTATTGATCTCCAGCGTACCCACCAAGGTCATCGCTAACATCGGGTAGGTGTTGGTCGTTAACGTCATCAGAATCTCTTAGGAGTTTAGCAGAACATACGATATGAAACACACCATAAGCTTCGAAGCTATCTTCAACAGCTTCAAAAATCTCGTACCTTTGCTCTTGGAACATAGGTTTGATTACGTCTCCGGGAATAACCTCTCTTCCAAGCTTTCTTTCAATGTAACTCTTATTGAATGTAAAGATCTGATCATTAGTTAACTCGATACCGAACTCTCCAAGCTCTTCGGACATAGAAACAGGTTCGTAGTGTCCATGTACTACGATAGGAGTTTTAGATATAGGTTTATTTCTTGCTTCCATGTATACATCATCATAGGACGTATCGTGGTACGACTTAAAGAAATGCATTTTAGATCCTGAAAGTCTAATAATCTCATCGTCAACCAAGTTAAACATGTTAATGTCTGTATTTTCTTGATCGAATAGGTTTAGTAGACTATCCCCATCTAGATCAGGAAGATCAGGCAGTTCGGTAGTAACTTTCCAGTTCTTCTTTTTCATTTAGTATAATCCAAAGGTCGGGGGTTCTTCGATCTCGGTTAAGAGTTCTTTCTTTAGAGCTTCCATCTCTCTAACTGATTGATCTTGAAGTACTGCGCCATTTAACTGTGCGCCTCCTCCGGGAGATGGTAGAATGTTAAACTTACCTCTTGATTGAGATAAGATTCCCTTGCAAACAGCTAAGGCATATCGTTGGACCCAGTTTGCATAGAAGGGATGTAGCGTGGCAGTATCAATTGATCGATAGACTAGAATTACTGCTTGGTTGTTAGATACAGGAGTAGGGTATAAGGTTAGCATGTTACCATTAACTATGTCAAAAGATCCGTCCTGCGAAAGGACTTTCCTCATAGTCTCAAGGTGGGTCTGCATCAAGTAATAATCTGAGATATTAAAATCACTAAATAAGAAGTTGTCTTGGAAGTACTTTAAGAAGTAATCACCTTCAATATCTCCTGCTTGGCTTGGTATACTTAGAAGAGTTTTCTTATAAACTACGTAGCTTAGGTTGTTTGCAATGTGAGTAGGTAATACATAAGTGTTAACCCCAGCAGTAGGTTGGAACGTTGCCATGTTAGTTAACCACCAAGGAGCATGGTAATCTAACTGTGTTATAGCTTGGTCAATTGCAACCTTTACTTGAAACTCAGTAAGCTCAACTCTTACTACAGGGTGTCCAAGCATACCAAACACATAGTCATGAATGGTTTGTTCAAAGTCAGTCAATTCAATAGTGTTAGAGAGCTTATTCTTGTTTAGTTTTGCTCCATCAACAGCAGTAGAGTAAATGTCTGTATCTCCTAGATTTTTACCTGCGTATGTTCCGAAGGTGTCACCATATCCTAACAATTTTGGGTCTACTTTTATTGGCATGTCTTACTTCCTTTTAGTTTTCTTAGGCTTAGGTTTAGGCTTAGATTCAATCTTCTCTAAGTGTTTTATACAGATAACATCTGAAGACTCAAAGAATTCTCCGGGCCTAATCTCTACTATTTCTCCGTCTACGTACAAAAGAATAGCCCACCTACATTTACTCTTATACTTGTACATCTATGTTATATAGGTAATAAGAAAAGGGCTGGGTGGAATATATTCCACCCAGCCCTTTTAAATACTAACTACTTAGTTTCCTTTAGGGGAGTTGGGTAGCTTGGCCTTGGACTCCATCATTACGTCCGAAGGGGCTTAGTAGGAAGTTAGCGTCTGCTCCGACAAGTCGGATAACACGGTACATTCTCTGAGCGGGTTGGACAAGTGCCTTACCGTAACGAGTCATGATGCCTTTACGAGGTTGGAACGTTTCCGGATCAACAATCGTAGGTAGGTTCTGAATCGGGATGTACGGGCAGTGAACATAACCAGACTCCATAGCGGTGTCACCCTTGTAACCCATGAGGATTTCGTCCGTAGGGTAGAGAGGATCAACGTAAAGGTCGTAGCGACCCATGAACTTGCCACGGGATTCGATACCAGTCTTACTCATGTTGGTAGGACCATCAGCAGGAGCGATTCCACCTTCGAGCTTAGAAGCACTCTCAAGCATGGAAGCTACGAGAGGAGAAGTTAGAATCCAGTTACCCGGACCACGGTGAGTACTAGCAAAGATATCTTGTGAGACAAGGTTGATCAGTGCGAGTAGGTTAGCGTAGACTTCGCCAAGGTGACGAGGTGCCATTCCTAGACCAGTAGTGTTTGCAAAGTCGTGAACGAATACGTTTGATGTTAGCTTGTTAACTCCGAGAGCCTTGCCATTGGCACTGGCACCATTGAAGTCGTAAGTAAACTGACCGGGAACGAAAAGCTCCGTGTTGTCAGCATCTTTAACACCAGTAGGTCCTGTTAGGTTGATGTAATCATCATCCATAACTCCAAGATCAGCACCACCAACAGTACCAGAAAGACCATAACCAAGCATACGAATATCTTCGATACCTTCACGGTCTACTTCAAGGGATAGTTCCTTTGAAAGCATGTTTGTAAGCTCTTGCTCAAGATCAATGTTGTGGTATGCCTTTAGGTCTTGAGTTGCCTCAAGGGTCCAAAGGGCTCTCATCTTACGAGTGTTAGAAACAACAGCCTCTTGCTCGATATGGAAGGTCATCTCAGGGATGCCAGTTCCAGTTAGACGCTCACCAGCACTGAGGGAGAATCCGTAGATTGCGGAAGCGTTAGGGAACGCTGCAATCTGTCCACCCATAGTACCTGAAGGGGCTCCTGCTCCACCGACTGCGGCTGAGTTGTTGCGACCGAATAGGTTTGACGTATCAAAACCAGCAGAAGCAGCAACAGAACCTGCTAATCCAGCAAGACCAGCAATACCAGAAGCAGAATCAATCGCACCAGCGGTTAAGTTGCGGTACGTTAGGTTGAACTTACTGTAAACAGTTTGGTTGTTAGATAAACCCTGTGAACGGCTGTTACCAACGTAGAAGATCTGTGAGACAGGTCCTTGCATGGGCTGGATAGCAGCAATGTGGTTAAGGATTAGGTTCGGGTAAACCCTACGGACAAGGGGCATTGCGAACTTCGCAAATGTACCAAGTTGACCAGTAGTTGTAGCTCCCGGTGAGAGATCTTCGGAGATCATTGAGTTTTCAGAACTCATAAGAGCCTGTGCTTGGTTTTCAAGAAGCTGTGCAGTTACTCTACGAGTGTAGTCACTTTCGATTCCTTCAAGAATCGGCTCCCATCTTTCAACAAGCGTTTCATCATGGTCGTATAAACCTGTGTTAAGTTTCATAATTTAGCTTTCCTTTTGTGGCATGAAGTGCATGACTTCTGCATTAATAAACGGGTTATCGTATTCTTTAACCTCGCTCTCTTCGTTTATCGGAGCATCAGCCTTTGATATAACGACAGCTTGCTCAGAAGATTCAAACTCTTCTGATAAAGCGGCTTCTAATTCTATTACTTGCCCCGCAAGTAATGATTTTGATTCAGATAAAGTTTCAACTTCCTCTAAAATGCTTTCTTCTTTGATCTTTAAAGCTGCTACAGTTAGTTCAAGACTATCGTTAGCCTCGACAAGAGTATTAACTTGGCTTAGAAGAATATCAAACTCTTCTTGTAACTCAGAAAGCTCTGAGTTAACTCCAGCTACTACTGTAGTTTCGTCATCCTTGTTAAGCTCAAAGCTCATTAGGGTTCTGACAGACTCAAAGAGTTGGGCGTTGCGGAAGAGTTCATTTTCTTCTGCAAGCTCAACCATTGCTTGTTCTTTAATCTGGTCGATCTTGTTTCGTAGGTAAGCATTTACTCTTGATTCAAGAATAGTTGATTGCTTTGTTACTTGCTCGTTGATGGTAGAGTCTACAAGAGAGAAGATCTTCTCAACTGTGTTCTCACTAAGCCCGTCAGGCAGGAGTTCGTTAATGTCTGTAATTTTAGTCATG